GCCGCGCCTGCCGCTGCCGCCGCGATGTTTGTCACCATACTTTGACGCTCTTTGCCGAGCTGCGCCCCCGACCAGCCTTCTTTCTTGGCGTAGGCAAGGAGCAGCGTATCTCCGTTTTGGACGTACATCGTCGGTGCGCCGTTGACGTTCCACGTCAGAGCCGCTTGCTGTGCGTTCGTGCTGAGGTTTGCGTCAAAGGTCGCTTTTTCCACCGCTTTTTGTTCCGCCATTTCTTTGGATGCCGCGATGCGTTGGAAGTTCGACATGTTCTCGTTGAGGTTGCCTTGGAGTGCGAAGCGTACACGGCCATTGTAGTTTTTGCTGATTTCGTCGTAGGTCTTATGAATCGCCGCCGTCGTGCGCTCGATGAGTCCCTTGGCGTTTTCTCCGACGCCTGTTACGAAAAGCCCGTTTTCCCCATAGAGCTGCTCGGTGAGGCTCGTCATGATTTCATTGCGTGCTTTCATGACATCGGCGGTATCTCGATCTTCCTGCTCTTGGGCGAGCACTTTGTTGACCTGTCCCAAGGCCGCTGCCATCTTGCCGTAGCCTTCGCCACCTGCGCCGTAGGCATTGACGTCGCCCGTTCTTCTTACAGTCGGCGGCTTCATGACGTTCGGCTCGACGGCTTGCTGATAGGTCGTGAACTTCATCCTTTACCACCTCCAACGAGGGTTTGGATTCTCTTTGTTCATCAGGCTCGGTATGGAGCGCTTCGGAAAGCTGCTGAAGAATTTTTCGCCGAACGTGTAGTTGAGCGAGGGATTTGCCGCTGTACTCGTCGTCTGCGGCAGAGGAGAGGATCTCGCCGATTTCCACGGCTGCGCCGCCCCGTAGACGCTTGCCGCCGTCCCGAGAAGCGTCGCAAAGCCCGCCATGCGTGCCTGCCTTTTGACGTTGCCGGCGGCGGCGTTCGCTTGGTTCGCCTGATTGATGTAGTTGCTCTCGGTGATGCGCGAGCTGTAGTTGTCGTTTCGTTGGTTCATGAGAAGGTTCTGCGCGTCTTTTTGGTATGCGTCAGCGCCCGATGAGAGAATGTCCATCGAGGAGCCGGCGAAGTTCAGCCCCGCCGCGCCCGTCTCTGCCCGCTGTGCGCCTTCGGCGAGGCGGCGGCGCGCGCGGAGCGCTTCTTGCTGCTGTGCATAATTGTCCGCGATCTGCTCTTGCTTTCGGTTTTCGATGCGTGCATTCTGCGTCGCTGCATCTGCCTGTGCGCGATACATCGACGCCTGCGCGTCGGCTTGCGCTTGCTGCGCCCGGTATTGAAAGAGTCCTGCCAGAGCCGTCAGCCCTGCCACCCATCCGCACATATTATTGCCCCCTCTCCAACGTGAACGGGATGAACCGCTCGCCGCCAATCGTGATTTCTTCGTGAAACGATGCGCCGCAAAAGCCGAGCCAATGCAGCGCGTCCTTGTTGAAGGCCCCGACGGCGTTGTAGAGCACGCCGAAGAGCTCCTTCCAGTCGGTCAGGATGCGCTTCGATTCTACGGCGAACGCATAGCGGTTCTTCGCCACGCGCTCCGTGCCGAGGCACCATACAAGCCGCCCTTCGTATCCTTCGACCGCCCGATACCCCCATGTCGCGACAAGCCCCGTGCTCTCATAGGCGGCGAAACATTCTTCTGCAAGGAAGACGGAGTCATGGATTTCGTTTTCGATGGATGCCCCTCGCTTCGCCCACGCCGACCGTTCTTTTGTTTCCGACATGCCAAGCGCCGCACATTCGACGGCAAGCGCTTTCATTTCCTTGACGCCTGCCTGAAGCTCTCGTCTGTCCACCGCGCGAAGCTCTCGGAAGAGTTCCTTGACGAGTGCTGCTTTCTTCTTTTTCTGCGTGATTTTTTGTATGGTATATCTCTTAGCCACCGACCGTTACCTCCCGTATGATCGCCGACAGGTTGAACGGATAGGGCGTATCGTGCGTGATGAGCGTGCGCCCCTTCGTGTCCCAGCCGCCCGCCGGCAGCGTGATTTGTTTGTCGCCCGTATAGAGCACGTCCTCGCCGAGTTCCATGCGCTCGTCGTCGTAGATGATCTTGTTTTGCAGCGCTGCGTCTTTGCCGATCGCCCCGCCGAACGAATGGGTGAGCCTGAGGATCGCCGTTGAGATCGTCTTTGGCCGTCCCTGCATCGTGCCCGAATCCGTCAGCCCTGCATCCCAGTTCGGCTGCTCGACGACCATCTTGTAGGGCAGTCCGACCATCACGCGCCGCGCCGCTTCCGGCAGTACGCTCGTTTCTTGGAGCGTCGTTTTTTCGTAGAAGTAGCCGTCGGCCAAGATCACGACTTCTTTTCCTAAAAGCACGTCTTTTCCCGGAATTTCCTTCGTCGCCCCATCGCGCACATCCATAAGCGCCGCATCCATCATGATGTAGTCCTGCTGCTTTTTGCTCGGGGGCATCGGCGCGAAGTATTCGAGGAACTGCACGACGCGCTCGCCAATCTTTCGCTCGACGATGATATAGACCTTGTCCGCACTGCCCGAGTTGACCGCGCACACCGCCTTGTATTTGCCGTCGGTTACGAAGTGACTCCATGCGAAGACTTTCTGCTCGATCACATACGTCAGGCAGAGCATTTCGCCGTCGCCCGTCACGAAGTACAAGAGGCTGTCCGGCTCCTGCGCATAGGCGCCGCCGACGATTTCGCGGCCGCGTACCAGATGCTTTGCCAAAAGCGTGAGGTCTGTGCCGTTGTAGCCGTCGCTTTCATACGAATACCCCGTATCACGGATGACCGAGCCGCGCCTTTGCACATAGATGATGCGGTTGCCGATGCGCAGGGGCGGGATGCCGCTCGCACCGTAGTTTTCTTGATTCTTCGGCGTGATGTTCGTCGGCTTGACGGTTTCCGCGCCCGCGATCGTCCATGTGTTGCCATCCGTGAAGATCACGAGGTCGTTGCCGACGTCCATGTGATTGATGCTGTACGCCTGTCTTGACATTAGGTCTGCCGTCACCGCACTGTCGTCCGTGACCGTGCCGGCTTCTTTGTCCACGGAGAAGTTCTCATAGTCGCCGCTTCGGCTCATCCAGAGCCTTTGCGGATAGCGCCTGCAGCCGCCGAAGCAGAGCCGGTCTTGGAAGAACGCTGCCGAGCGCGGATAGCCGTTCGTTTCGCTCCATGCCGCCCAGTACCAATCTGCAGTCGCTTCCATCCCGCCGAGAATCTTGTCTACATGCGCATGAGCATTTCGACTGTCTGCAACGTCTTTGATGGTCACATATCCCTCGTGGCGGTAGGGATAGGATGAGAGGTCGATATGGCATGTCCCTTTCGTGATTTCTGCGCGGATGCGCAAGAGGCTGTATTCATCGACGTCGCCGCTTTCCGTCGGATTGTAATCGTCCGTCGATGTATAGGTGCGAAGGTTGACCCATGAAGCGCCGTCGTCTTTCGAGTGCTGCACGATCACTTTGCCCGACCATGTGCCATGCGTGATGATCTTCCATGTCTTGCCGATGACAAGGGCGCGGCTTTCTGCATTTTCCGTCGCCTGCAGGCTCACCGTCTCGCCGTTGACGTACTGCTCGATCTTCATCGTGTCGCCGACGCGCTCGGGTGTGAAGATGTCTTTTGCCGCCGTCAGGCGGATGTCTCCTGTGCGTCCCGACGGCTGAATTGTCGCCTCTTCGTCAAGGTTGATGTCGCCATACGCCGGGTGCGTCCATGCCGCGTCCGAGAGCCGCCAGTCGTCTTCGGCGTAGCGTGCGAGTTTCTTCACGGGGAATCTTCCCGAGCAGATATAGAGCACGTCGACCGACTGCACGAAGCGCAGGTTTTTGAGGTCGCGCTCTTTGTACGGCGTTTCGAGGTCGATCAGCCGCCCCTTGGCGTGCAGCGGTTTGCCGTCTTTCCATATACGGATGTAGCGTTCGCCGATCTCCAAGAGATACGCGAGCGCTACGTCGTATTCGAAGCGGTAGAGCAGCACGTCTTTGCCGCCGTATTTAATTTCTCCGCAATAGACGCTGCCGGGACGCTTATAGACGGGACCATAGGGGCGGATGATTGCATTTTCCGCCTGCAGGAGCGCGAGCTGATATTTGTCGAGGTCGACGCGCGAGGCGACTTCTTCGGATACTTCGCCCGCCGTGAAGGCAGGTTGTATGGCGTAGTACGGATTGGGCTGCACCATGTTGTTCCCCCTTTATGAAAAGCGTGCGTTTTGATACTTCTCGGGATATTTCGTCGTGCGCTCGCGCTCGATGGCGGCGTGGTATTTCGCCTGTTCGATCGCGCCTTGCGCGAGCTGCATCTGCTGCGCTACGATATTGGCGCTTCCCGTGACGCCCATCGCGATGGCAGAGGCAAGAAAGTGCGAGAGCGCTTCGATGAAGGTTTCGCTGAAAAAGCTCGTGTCCCTTACGTCCGCGATATATTCGCCGTAGGCGAGCGCGACGTCGGTTGCGATCACGCGCAGCCCTTGTCCGAGCGTCACGATCTCATACTCTGCACGTTCTTCTTCTTTTTTCCTCGCGCCCGCCTCGTCGAAGACGTACTGCACGCGGATGCTTTCCGTAGGGTAGCCGTAAGCGTACGTCCACCCCGGTACCGTGCGGTCAAGAAGCGCGAGCTTTTCGATGCGCTTGGCAAAGCCCCACGGGTACAATAAGAGTGCACGGCGGCGCTCGTGATCGTAGTGCACGCGGCACTTCTTCGCTTCTTCCGAGTCGTCGTCCAAGCTGTTGATGCGCCCTTTGCCGATGTACGAAAGCGCCAGATTGCAGATTTCTGTCACATTCATTTCTGATTCCCCCTTGCCCAAGCGTCACAGGCGTATGGCGCTTGGGCAAGGGCAGAAGGTTTCCCCTCTGCGCCTTTTGCCGGCGGTCAGCGGTTGATGTTGTCGTCTAGGACAAGGCCTGCCGTGATCGTTCCCTTCGTATAGGTGCTCGTCGCCTTGAGGCGCAAGAAGCCCTGATTGCCGCGCGGCAGATGCACCGAGAGCGGCACGGCGTCAAACGTGCCGAGCGTTTTCGCTGCGCTAAAGTCCGCCGTCGCCGACGTTTCGAGCACCGTTTTGAGCGTCCCCGTTCCTGCGTCCTTGACGCGCACGACGAGGATGACGGGATCGCCCGCCTCGCCCGCGCCGACGGCGAGCACGTCGGATTCGATCGTCGCTGCCGAAAGAGCTTTGCCGTCAAAGAACAGATTTTCTCCGTCTAAGATCATGGTGTTTCCCCCTTCCTATGCTTTCTTGAGCGCCGTCTCTTCGTCGGAGATGGCGTCGCACTTTTTGATCTCGATGCCGCCGAAGAAGAGGCGCGGCACGTCCGCCGCCAGCTCTTGGCGCGTCACATGGACATTGTTCTTGTCCAAGAGATAGATTTCGAACCAGTTGTAGAGCGATTCGGAGACGTACATCACGACTTTCTTTTCGCGCGACTGCAGGTTGCGGATGCGGTTCTTCGCAAGTACGAATTTTTCGATGAGCTTGCGCTTGCCGTCGCTCGTCATATCCCCTGTGATCTTTTCCGTGTCGATGTTCCTTACGGCGGCATTGGCGCGGATGTCGCCGACGGCAAGCCCCGCCTTCCATGTGAAGAGGCTCACGAGCGCCTGATACTCGTTGCCGTCCTTGTCCTGCACGGTCTGTTCGCCGAGGTCGCGCTGCTTGAGGCCCGCCTGCGAGTTTTTCGGGTAGATGCCGCTCGTCGCGTGCGTACCCCAGCCGACGAGAAACGCCGACGTGTTCTTGGCGCCCGCGTTCGCCGTCATGCCCTCGATCACCTGATAGCCCGGCGTGTTCTTCTCGCCGCCGATGATGGGATAGCGCATGGAAAGCCCGTTGAAGGTGTCGAGGTCATCGTCTGCGTTGCCGTAGAAGATGTTCGCCGCGATAGCATCGGAAAAGCCGCCGACGAAGGCAGCGTCTTCGCTCCTTCGGAACTGTTCGCCGTTCGGCGCGAGCGCGATTTCTTCGATGTCCACACACGAGCGATCTTCTAGGATGATGCAGGTGTCCTGCACCTGCATCGTCGTCGACTTGTGGCGCGTCACGCCGCGATTGATGCGGCGCACCGAGGGTTTCGGCATCGAGGTGCGGATCGTCGTGCGGTTGCCCGTCGGCAGGTTGCCCATCTTCCATGCGATGTCGTCCATGATGGGATTGGAGCTTAAGAGCGCTTCGATGATGAAGTCTACGCTCCCGTCCGGCGCCAAGCGCTTCCTGAGATCGGAGAGCGTCAGCGCCTGTGTTCCGAGTGTTGCCATAGTTTTCTTCCTCCCTTAGCTGTACTTTCTGAAATCTGTGTTGGGGTAGATCGACGGTTCGCCGCCCGCTGCGCCCGTCGCTGCACCGTCCTCGCCGACAAGCTCCGAGACGGCCGCCATCAGGCGAATCATTTCGATGCGGTTGCCCGCCCCCGTTTCGTTGAGCATATCGACCAGCCCCGGAATCTTCGCCGAGAGCGCGTCGCGTCCGGCAGCGGCTTTCGCCACCTGTGCCTCGAAGTCGCCGCCCAAAGCGGTTCGCGCTTCTTCTGCCCAGGCGCTCCTTGTCTCATGAATCGCCTGCATGGCGGCATCGACGCCCTGCTGCATATACTGCATCCCGTAGGCGGCGATCGTACTTGCCTGTTCTTGCGACAGTCCCGCTTTTTTCGCGACTTCGCCGAATGCGGCGGCGGACGCTTCGTCATAGTCCATACCGTCGGGCACGATGCTCTTGAAGTCGTAGGCGTCGGGCACGGCGGCAGCAGGATTCTCCCCTTCCCCCGCGCCGCCTAAGATCGTGCCGCCCGCCGCGCCTGCGCCGCCTGCTGCTCCTGCGCCGCCTGCTGCTCCTGCGCCGCCCGCGTCTGTCCCTGCACCGCCCGCCGCTGCTCCTGCGTCGCCCGCGTCTGCACTCGCGTCCCCGCCGGCAAACAGCTGCAGGTCAAAGGCAAAGTCTTGCTCTTTTGTCATACAGTTTCCTCCTCGTCTTGTTCCGCCGCCCGAATGAGCGACTGCATCTCCTGCATAAACGCATGGTATTCCGTTTCCGCTTTCTGCTTGGCGGCGAGCAAAGCGGCATTCTGCGTGAGGATGCTTTTGATATACATCCCCACGCGCCGCTCGCCTTCTTTGACGAGCAGATCGTTGAGGTCGCTCGTCAGAAAGCTCGTGCTCTTGACCAAGTGGCAGCGTTCAAAGAGCCGCATGAGGAACCATCGCCCTTCCGCTGCATCCAAGAGATGCAGGAGCGCCGCGCGATCTTTCGCCGCCACTTTCTCATCTGCGATGCGCCGCATTTTGTCTGCTGCGCTGATGTCTTCGTTCATGGCATCTTCTCCTTATCCCAACATGCCCATGCTGAGCAGCTGCTCTATTGCGGGGTTGCCGTCTTTCGCCGCTTCTGTCGCGTTCTTCGCCGCCTGCGCGGCGGGTGCTGCGATCTCGGCGATTTGTGCCGCCTGCTGCATTTGCTGCATTTTCTGCATCTCTTCTTCTTTTTTCTGCTGGATCGCCAGATACTCGTCGTCCGTGCGCTTCATTGCCGCCGGTGCGCCGAGCATGTCGAAGTAGCGGTTGATCGTCTCATTCCAGTCGACTTTGTCGAGCGCGGCTTGATTGAACTGCGCGATCTGCGCCACGAATGCGACGGCCTGTTCGATGTTCACGAGGCCGCTCATCTTCTGCGCCTGCGCCAAGGGGGAGATGTACTCGATCTTCAGCTCTTGGTTCCGAAGAAGCTCTTGCGTTTCTTCGTCTTCCGGCTCCGGGAACATGCGTGCTCGGTCGAGGATGTTGTATACGCGCTCGATGATACGCCCCAAGAATTCAAACTGCATCCGCTGCACGACGGGGCCTAGGATGTTCATTTTCTCCTGCGTGCGTTCTAAGACTTCGCGCGCCGTCATGGATTTTTCCTGACTGTCGAGCATCATGAAGAGGTCTGCGCTGTACGCGCGTTTGATTCTTTCCGTCGCGTCGGCGACGACTTGCAGCAGGTGATCGAGGTTGCCCTGCACTTGAAAGAGCGGCGTCACGGCGTCCCTTTGTTCGACGAATGTCTTGCCGCCCGGCACGAGGTTGATGCCCTTGGTCGCGAGATTTGCATCGACGGCGAACGCCGGCTTTACGGAGAGTTCGACCATCGTGAGTTTGTCTTTTTCCAAGAGATGCAGCACTTTCGCGTCGCCTTCGGCGAACCAGCCGGGGCCTTTGCCGTAGCTTTCGTTTCCCATGATGAGATACCGCGCCACCGGCACCGGCCATTCATGAAAGCCGCCCACGTGCAGGAAGTCGCCTTCTGCGCTCCCTTCGACGTAGTACACCGACAGATACGGCAGATGGAAGCTGCCGAGTTTCTGCGGATCGTAGTTGCGATTTGGCGCGACGTACCAGACGACCGTATGATGCGCTTTTAAGGCGGGGCCTTTGGCGATTTCTGCGCGGATGTTCTCCGGCAGGTTTTCTTCGCCGAATTTGTCCGCCATCTGCACGGCGCTCATCTTGAGCTTGCGGCAGAATGTCTGCACGGTTCCATCGGGGCCGTTTTCCATGGCATAGCTGCCGATGGGGTACGGTACGAAGTGCACGCCGTATTGGCGGTCGGGAAAGATGCCGAGCGGCGCTTGCCCGAAGGCAAGTTCCAAATAGCAGCTGTGTACCGCCGTATAGAAATTGCTCTTTTCCAAGACGTCCGCCAAGATGTCGATGCGTTCGTCGAGGATTTTCCCGAGATCGGAGTTGTCTTTGAGTTCCGTATCGGCAAAGTCCAGGCGAAACCATTTCCGCGACGGCGGCGTAAGGCCGCCCATCACGCCTGCCGCAAACACTTGGTTGCTGTCCCACGCGCAGTTGTGCCAGACGTTTGTATCTTTCCTGCGTCCGGCGTTCGTCTCGTCGTCTACGCCATCAAATGCGCCGACATACGGCAGTTGATAGGCGCGTATCTCTTTCCAGCGCGTCTCGTAGGTATGGCGCTTTTCGATGAGCTGCGCTACGGTTCGCTCGATCGGCTTTCGATCGACGTGAAGACGCGCTGCCAGATCGCTTGCGCGAATCAGGGGCGGCAGACGCGCCCCTTGCGTTCTCTCTTTTTCCATCGCTTCTCCTTATCCGAGCGTCGTGCGCCCGCCGCCTCCAGCAATCGTCCCGAGAATGGTATCACGGTCGTTCGCCAGGCTCGTCGATGCGCGGCCGCGCCTTCTCTTCTGCCCCGACGACGTGTCTTTCGAGCCAAGATCGCTCGGCTGTACGGTCGTCGGCGCAGGGTCTACTTTCGGCGGCGTGTAGCTGCCTCCACCTCCGCTGCACATGATGCTCACCCCCTTTCTTGCGTTTCGCTGTTTGAATCGTTCGATTGGTTCAAAACGGATCGTAGTCCGTATTGCACATCCCCGCACGCGCTCCTCTAGGGGAAGCCCGCACGGGATAGGCAAAGGTCAGCGCCAGCGCGTCCGCCTTGTTCGGCGAGGCAAGCCCGCGCTTTTTCATATCTTCTTTGCTCTCTAGCTGCAGTTTGCCGCTGCGGTTCATGAACGCTTCAGGGCCTTTGAGGTCATCTCGCAGAGCGGAATCGTCCGGCAGGGCGCCGACGGTCTTTAGCCACTCTTTCATCTCTGCCCACATTTCCGCGCGTTTGTTTGCGTAGTAGGGGTTTCGCGGCTTTGCCGCAAACGATACGAGATTCCATGTCCTGCCCATATTGCGCCCGACAGAGTAGATGCCGGTGCCGTAGCCTTGGTCGATGTTCACGGCGACGGCGCGATATTTGTCCTCTAGGTAGGCGATGCGTTCGGCCATGTGCACGTCGTCGTCATTTTTCTCGCAGGTCAGGAGCGCCTTGCACATCGAGCCTTGACGCAGGAAGATTTCGAGCGTATCTTCTCCCGTCCATGCAGGATCTACGCCCAAGATCACCGGCGCGAAGTCGAATTCATGGGGCGCTATTACGCGCTTTGTCGCCTGCTCGATAATCGCGGCCGAGATGAACTGCAGTTCGGATGCCGAGGGGAATTCGCCCTTGACGCGCACCTTGAAGAAGTCGCTGTCTTCGCCGCGCGTTTCTGCCCACTCGGTGATCAGTTCTTTGTTGCTGATCGCCACATCGCGGCTGTCTATCTGCCGCGTGCGCCAGAGCGCACGGTCGCGATGAAAGCAGTCGTAGAAGCGCCCGCTCGTTCGCGTCGGGTTGCCGAACGCACACCAGATGATCTCTGTATCTGCATCCGTCATGGCGCCTTCGGCGACTTCCCAAATCACGTTGGCGATCGCCGACGCTTCGTCAAAGACGAGCAGGATCCGATTCCCTTGATTGTGCAGTCCGGCAAAGGATTCCGAATGACTTTCGTTCCACGGAATCGCGTCGATGCGCCACGTTTTTTCATGCCCCGGTTCGTTCGCAAAGAGCGCCGTCGCCGTGTAGGTGAACATTTCTTTGGCGAGGAAGCACTCGTACCACTTCGACAGTTCCGCCCACGTCTTGCTCTTGAGCTGCGTGTCCGTGTTCGCCGTGATAATGCCGCGCGTGTCCTCATGCGTCGAGATCGCCCAGAGGATGATCCACGCAACAAGCGCCGAGTTGTGCGTCACGATGAAGTCCTCTGCCAGATACAGGCCTTCTTCCTCTTCGACGGTGATGCACATGCCATCTTGAAGTCCGAGTGGTTCGATGCGGTCGATCCAGCGCACGCGGTAGCGATGTTCGATGTCTTTTTTATAGCGCTCTTTCTTGCGGCGCACGGAGAACGGGTTGAAGGGCAGCGTCATGGTGATGCGCCAGCAGTCGCGGCACGCGATCCGCTTGCCGTCCTTGCGGTAGAAGCCTTTTTTCTTCGTCAGCTGCATCTTTGCTTTGCCGCCAAGGGAGCGCACCAGCCAAAGCACATCTTCGGCAAGACGCCCGCTCGTCGTCGCGTACAGGATGCTGCCCTGCCGATTGATTTCTCCGTCCGTATCTAAAAGTCCCGACAGCACTTCTTGACGGACATGCACGGTATTGTACTTGTATGCTTCCGGGATGTAGCGCTCATGCGAACGGCAGGTAAAGACGGCATATTGTTTCATCTTCGCTTTGATGCCCGGCAGGTAGACGGCATTGCCGTCCTGCGCTTCTTTTAGGACATAGCCCTGCTCTTTCAGGCGTTCGCGGATTTCTCGATCGGGCTTCGTATAGCCCGCACGAGCGCGTGAGCCGTCGCCTAGCCATACGCCCATCCAATACGGCGCGACATGGATTTCTTGCGCGGGAAACTCCGCTGCTTTTTGCATGGGGATTTCCCATTGACGCGCCGCGTTCTTCCCGTTCTTCCTGCGAACGCCTGCGGCAAGAATTTCCTGCGTGCTGATCGTCCGATAGGAGCGTCCCCGCCTGCGCTCGTTGCGGCACTTCGCCTGCCACAGATGCCCGCTCGATACATCGAGGCAGGTGTCATCGTCAAAATGCACGCGGTAAAACGGGATATCCCGATACCATTTGCACTGCAGGATGCGCACGGGCTTGCCGTTTTTGCCAAAGACCCAATCCCCCGGACGAAGATCGCCGAAGCGGCGATTTCCCTGCGGCGTCTCGATGCGTGCATCCGGCGCCTGCGCTTTTCCGATCCCGTGTCCGGATGCTACCGCCTCACGGATTACTTTGCCCGGCGACTTGAGTCCGTCGCGGATGTCGGCAAGAAGCGCCAGCTGCCACGTTTGCGGCGCTCTTTTTTCGAGCTTGCCTTCGCCCCAAGGAAACGCCCCGTAGACAAATGCCACCGGATCATAGGCGAGTTCTGCAAGGAAATCAATCATTCCCTGCCGGACGATCTGCTGCATTCTTGATTCGCTCCCTTGCTTCTTTCAACGCCTGCGCCGCGTTCAGTGTGATTTCTCCCGTGATTTTCGTATCTTGCCTTTCGGCATATACGTCCGGCTTCGCTCCCTTGAGCAGCAGGATGAGCAGCGCATCGCTCATCTTGCGGTACGAGTCCACTTTCTTGCCCTTGTAGTAAACGCACATTTCCGTGCCGTCCACCGCACGCCGATACGCTTCTTCTTCCAAGAGGTCGCCTGCCATCTCTTTCGCTTCGCCAAACGCTTTCTTATACGCCGCATCTTCTTTCAGCCAGTTGTAATGCGTCTGCCGCGTGATGCCCGAGGCTTTCGCCGCCCGCCCGATTGTCCCCGTCTCGATATAGATATTTAAGAACTCATTCTTTTGCTTCGAGTTGACGAATCTGTAAAATTTCCTTGCCACCTCGCGCTCACTCCTTTCCCTTCTGCCGCCTGCCTTCGCGGCTCTTTTCTCAGGCTTCTCTTTTCCCAGAGTTCTATGTGTCAAATGACGCTGCTCTTTTTCTCTTGCGTTTTTGACTCCGTTTTCGGGCAAAAGAAAAAAGCCACACGCAACAAGCGCATGACCTCACTCTATTCAGTATACCACGTTTTTTGCGGATTTTTTCCCGGAATGTTCCAACGCCCGAAACCCTTGCCGCTCTAAGGGTTTCAGTTTTTTTGTCACATGTTTTACAATTTTTTCTAATCTTTTCCCGCTTTTTCGCCTCTCGCATCAGAACACGCGCATCAAGCCCATCTGACACGCGCACGCCAACGCGACGGCGCGAATTTGCCGCACCGCCTCATAGTATGTGTTTTTGCTGATGAAAAGCTCTCGGCAAATTCGGTGATACCCTTGCCGGCGGAAGAACTTTCGGATGTAGACTCGTTCTGCTGTCGTGCCGGACAGGAGCTTTCGCACTTCGTCCACCACCCGCGCCCAATCCTCAAGCTCGGTTTTGTATCTGCCCTCATACGAGAGACGATCCATGTTTCGAAGAGCCTGTCGCGCCGTCGGATTCTTCCCGCCCGCCGGAGCGTATCGCTTTTTCCTTCGCTCTTCACGTACCGCCGCATACAGCATCTGCTCCACGCGCATGTAAATCTCCCGTTTCATTCCGCCGCCCCCTCGTCTTGCATCGACTCTCCTCCGTTCGCTCAAAACAAGCCAAGGCCAGAGGATAGCCCTCTGCCGTATATGTGCTGTACGAAAGCTCCTTGATGATGCGATACCCCTTCGGCGGCTGAAAATCCGTCTGAAAGGCCTCCGCCCGCGTCACCGTCACGACCTTCGGCTCTCGGCGCAGTAAATTGCGGCTTGTCTGCAAACGCCCTGCATGTGCGACCACTTTTTCTTTGGTGAAATCCCGCGCCAGGCGATCCGCATCCGCTAGATGCCCGCCATAGAGCTTTATCGCTACGCTTCCATGCGGCCACGCCGCTTGAACCTTTTCCAGATCCTTGGCATCGAGCGCTGGCAATAGAATATGCCCGTGCGGGCGACCCGCTCCCGTCAGATTTTCTAGCACCGAAATATATCGCGCCTCTACCCCTGCTTTTTTATAAATGCTGCGCACCTTCCGCTTGAACTTCTCAAAATCTCGCTGCACCTCATCCGCATCCGGCTTCTCGCGATACGTGCACGTCAGATACCAGTCGCCCGTGCGAAAGTTATCCACAAGAAGGCGGGATAACTTCTCCGCACGCAGACGACAATTCACTGCCGCCTGCGTCTCCTTCGTCACATTTTGACGTTTTGCCCTTTTCTCCTTGATCTCCGGACGAAGCGGCATGGCACGATATGAATAATATTTCTTTTCGATTCGGAATCTTCCATCCTTCGATTCCCATCTCGACCTTCGATATGCCATGCGCTTCTTCCGCCTCTCTCGGGTGATTTTGTGTCGGTAGTTTAATTCCTTTATCAAGGCGAAAAAGGGGCACTTCCCCCCTTTCTCGTAACCCTTCTATATGTGACCTTTTATCTGCCCTTCATATAATAGAAGGAATCGTATTCTCTTGCGAAAAGTTTCGCTCTCTTGCCGCCCGCATTCAGACGCCCTTACATCGCAAACAACTTCCCCTGCGTCGCGTCTGGCAGAACAAGCATCTTCTCCGTCGCCTGCCGATAGAAGTTCTTGTCGATCTCAAACCCATAGCACGTCCGTCCAAGCTCCATACAAGCCCGAAGCGTCGTGCCGCTCCCTGCGACGGGATCGATTACCACGTCGCCCTCGTCCGTAAAAATCCCAATGAGCTGCTTGAGAAGATTCACGGGCTTCTGCGTCGGGTGAATCTTCGGATAGACTTTCGTGCTGTCGCGCTTCCACTCGAAATGATTGAACACCATGCGCGTATTCCCCACCGCATCCACGTTGCGGAACTTCGGCAGCTTGTCGCGAAACAGCACAATCGCCGTCTCCGTCGCTCCGACAATGCGCATGTTCGCCTTGAGTACCTGCGCCGAATAATTCTTGATGAAGTACAGCGGATAAGACTTCATGAATCCGTGCCGCTTCCCATACTCCACGACCAGCGGAATTTGCTGATACGAACAAAAGACGATCATCGCCGGTGCCTGGTTTCGCTCCTTCGGCTCCTTTTTGAGAAGCCGCGAGCAGAAATGGAAATATTCCGCGATGTTGAAATTGCTGTCTGTGCGGAAAAATGCCTTCTTCGCAAATTTGCTCTCGCCGTTCGCATTATCGCCGCCCTTGTACCACATCGGATTCGACCCGTATGCATCCTCTCCGATGTTGTACGGGATGTCCGCGATCACCAGCTGCGCCTTCGACGGGATTCCATACCGCTTGTAGTTTTGAAAATTGTCATGATACAGTTCAACTTTTACTTTTTGCATCCGCCATCACCTTCCTGCGCATCGCCTCGCGGCCTGCCGCGAGCAGTCGCCGCTCCGCCTGCCGCATTTTCAACCGCCGCAGAAACCTGCGGTTTTTCTTGCCGCCATGTTTCATCATTGCACCCTCCATCTCACGCTCCGATAAGCTGCATCTCTTCTTTGCCGCCCGCCGCGTCCTCATGCTCTGCCTTCTCTGCAAAGTCAAGCTGCTGCTGCGCCCGCTCGCCGGCGATGTACTTCCACGCCTCGGCTTCTAGTGTGCCTAAATCCACCAACAAATCCTCGCTCAGGCAAAACGCCGGATCTTCATCTGCTCCCACCTCTTCTGCGCGTGCCGGCGTATTGATGATCAGCGGCGCTCTGCTGAAAGAAAGCTCCTTCTGTGCCGTGATCGTCAAAAAGCGATTGTCCTCTGTATAGGATTCCGTGATGCCGCTGACGAGGAACTTCTTGCCATCTTCCGCTTTCGGAAACTCGCAGATATCCATGACGTGCCGCACCATGTTTTTTATGGCCAGAAAGAACTCATCGCGTGGCTGGTCTTTGCAGGTCAGCGTGTGCTCATCCCAATTCCGCGTTGCATCTTGATAGATTTCCCAGCCGAAAAAATAAACGCCCTTCTTGACTTTGATCTTCGTGATTCTCCGCTTCATGTTGCACTCTCCATCTCTCATGCCTCCACCGGCAAATACTCCACACACACCCAAAGACCGGCGTTCGACACATACTTTCCGGCAAACCGCCCGACCTCGCCCGTCGTCACATCCACCACCGCACGATCTCCGTCCTCATCCGCCCGCTGTGCCATCACATACTGCGGATGAAGCCGCGCACGAAGCCCCGCCTCATTCGCCGCCGAGCATACGATGCGCCAGCGGCGCATATCCAAAGGCTCTGTCTCGCGAAACCGACAATGATGAAAGATCGGCTCATGATGCTCGCAATCCGCACAATGCTTCATGCACACGCTCCCGCGATGCCGGCGGCATACGACTCCCGTCATGTGCCGCCGCCCGCAGATCGCACAGTGCGTATCGCTGTATATCGTCGCCATCTCCCGCGCATACCGACGCAGGCGCATACGCTCACGCTCTTGCATCAGCTCCGCTTTCAAGCTAACTTCCACTTGTCATCCCTTCCCGCCCGTGATACAATCATGACAGATCGATAAACCCTTGCGCCCGGAGCGGTTGCCGCCGCTTTGGGCGCTATTTCTTTTTCCTGAAAATCCACTTGTTATCTTCTCTCCATGTATGCTTATCCATAGATCGCGCTCTCCGTGCGATCTCTATGCAGCGCTGGGCAATCGCAAGATGCTTTGCGCAGAGCTTCTTACCGGGTACAATCGGCTCGTTGCAATACGAGCAAAGCCCCTCGGAAAAATCCGTTTTCACTCGACGCGCTTCAGCTCGCTTCCTTGCCCGTCGGTTGTCCTTTACTATACAATCCAGACAACGTGTCCTTCCCTTGACCGCCTTCCGCCCGCACTCCCTGCACAAGCCTCGCATAATGCGCGATGCCACAAGCCGCTTCTTTTGCTCTTGCCTGCGCTTTTTCGCCGCCGCATCCATCGCATGATACTGTTTCAAGCTGTATGCCGCCACTTTTGCCGCACACTCCGCGCACATCCTCTTATGCGGTTCAGCATTCTCCCTGCCGCATCTCAAGCAAATATGATGCTCCTTGCGCCAAAAATACATCTTTCTGTCATTCGTTCGATCTCGCGGCATCATCCATCACCCCATAAGCACCATCGCCGCAAAGAGCAGCCACGCGACGCACACGATGCACGTCCAGCCGTAGTCGCTGATATACTCCAAAGGATTCCAGATCGTCCTCATGAAAGCTCCCCCTTGTTCATCTGATCGGCGACCACCTGCGCCGCTTCCTTCGTGCCGAACCACCGCCCCAGCTCCTCGCGGTTGCCGCTGTGATCGACCGCATCCACGTCCTTCAAGCGATAGCAGGAATAATACATCTTTCCCGCGATCAAGTTGCTCGTCACACGCCACTCGCTCATCATATTGCCATCTTCTCCTTCCTTCGTGCTTCAATCTCGACCTGCTTCCAGTTCTTCAGATAAGCGTCCACGCCATACCAACACGGCAGCTGCAGTTCACGCGCCGTTTTCGCTTCCATGCGGCATCCCGGGCTGTCTTCCCATTTTCCGCAAAGCACGATGCCATCGCAAGACGCCAGCTCCGCAAGACAACGATTCATCACCTCGACATACCGCAACGCCTTGAACTGTTCCGACAGCGACAGCCTGCCGACAGGATTGAAAAACTCTGCGTTCGGAGTCACCTCGCGCAGCAGCTCCTCCGCTTTCAATGCACGCTCGCGATTCTTCTCCTCGTTCCCCGTGTACGGGTGCGCGATGTAGATTCTCATGACACACATCCCTCTTTCTGCGCTATGCGCTCTGCTAACAACTCCGGCAAATCCTCGCCCAAATACCGGGAAAAGAACCGATTCAACTCCGACTTTGGCACGCGACGATTCTTCCCGAAAGAAATCGCCCCCAAGAACCCCCAAACAATCAGCTCCCGGACGAACGGCTGCGTCGTCCGCATCCGTGCAGCTACTTCCGCCACAGACAGCAGCCTGTCGGCATCGTCCATGAGCAGCCCATCATTTTCCGTTGACATCATTTCACCTCCTTCACCTTTCGCTTGCGACATGCTATAATATAGATAATTAGATATGTTTGTTTATGTTTGTTCTTCTGAATAGTCAAGGCACAATAGGAGCGATGCCATTGAACGTCGAACTCTACCAAATGGCAGATGGTACAGAACCCGTTGCCGATTTCTTGCAAAGCCTAAATAAATCTATGCACGCCAAAGCGATGCAAGTGATCGACCTTCTGGAAGCTCGTGGTCACCTTCTCCGCCCTCCATACTCTAAAAACCTTGGCGATGGTATTATGGAATTGCGTATCAGCATAGGAAACGACATTTCTCGGATTCTCTATTTCTTCGTGGTGAGAAATACAGCTATTCTTACGAACGGCTTTATCAAGAAAACCCAGAAAACCCCGCCCACCGAAATTCAACGGGCAAAGCAGTACCGAAACGACTACATGAGGAGGTGCCTGAAATGACAACTTGGGCAGAATACAAAGAAAAAGCCCTGAAAGACTCCGACCTCAAACGTGAATATGATGCTCTCGAAGGATGGTATCAGGCGGAGCTTGCTAGGCAGGAAGCTCTTGACCGTGCGGAGAAAGCAGCTTCTCCCGCCTCGACTAGACGCAAGCGCCAACAGCCTGCTTGCGTCTGATCGCCATATTCCCCATGAAGGATGTGACTCCTATGGATATGATCCCCGTCTCCTCTTCCAATGTCGCCGCTATTGGTTATCAAGACCACGTTATCGAAGTTCACTTTCATAACGGATACGTCTATCAATACACCGGCACAACAGAAACACTCTTCAACGAATTTCTCACTGCTTCATCGAAGGGAAAGTTTGTCCATCAACGTCTAAAGAATCAATATCCAACGCACCGTATCCGCTGACAGGAATAGATACGGTATCCGTAACGATCTTGAACTGTGCGCCTGTGATCACTAAAGTATCATGTGGCGTACAGTTCTTTTGCATAAATGCCACCACAGGCATACAAACCCGAGTAAGCTCCCTAACATCCATCCATCTCACCCCCTCGCAAGATCGTGTGCTCGTCATAAAAATCACACAAGATTATCAAGGATGGCTTGATAAACAGCATTGTGACTGGATTGCCAAGCACATTGTCAAGAATCCAATGTAGTGGATGGCTTGCACCATTGAGCAGTGCTCTGTTCACGAAAAGAATTTCTATCCAGAGTCCTGCTGAAAATCTTGCCAAGCGATTGAGCCAATACATCTGCATCAACCAAACACGCATCTTCGCGCCGCTCTGCGATCTCCCGTAGCAGAGCGGCAATTTCTTTCGCTTCACCTTGAATGACAATCTCCATATCCATCTCACCCCCTCGCAAGCCGCCCCGCCAGATCGCGAGGGCGGCGTTCAAACACTCACAGCTATACCACATTCCCGCGGTACCGCATTTTGAAAATCTTCTCCGGAGAAAAATAGTTGATTTTGACGCTTCCCATGTTGCTGTCAACATCTTCCGTAAAGGTAAAGAATCTGTAGTCTGCACCATATCTGTGGCTAAAGAGCACGATGTTCTCGTGCGGCTCGGTGAGCGTTCCCGCGTCGTCATCCATGTGGAGATACTTGACCTCAGCAGCTTTCGCGCCAAAGCACTTCGCGATCGCCCGAACATTTGCCTTGAACGTCTGAACCGACATGATTGCACTGCCTGCCAACCACACGCGGCTGTTATTAAACTTTACGATGCAGGAGCGCATATTGCCCCGTGTCGCCACGACGTCGTTCATTTTCCACTTGAGTTCCATGCTCATCTCTCCTCCTAACCCGCCCGCCTACGCGGGCTTTTTCTCGTCCTCGTCCCTCGCCGCGTTCTCCTGCTTGGCGGCGATCTCGCGGAAATCGTACTTACTCGAAAGCCCCGCGAGCACGCCAAGCTCGAACGCAGTGATCTTCGTCGCCTTGACCTTGCGGGCAAGCTCCGTCCATTGTTCTTTTGTCATGTTTTTCACCTCTCTTTTTTGTCCTTCACCGACATTATACAGTCTTATTTTGTCTGTATCAATATATAATAGCTTTATTTTTGTCCTTTACAGACTAAAAAAGATATGCTAGACTGAATAACATAAGGAGGTGTTAATGGTTCATGGAAATGAAAGACAGGATTCGATATTTTAGGAAGGATGTTAAAAAGCTTACACAAGATGAGTTTCGCAAAGAGATAAATCTAAGCCGTTCAAATCTAGCCAGCATCGAAACAGGTGCTGTAAAGCTCACCGATCGAGTCATTGCTGATATTTGTAAAACATTCAACATTTCTGAGCATTGGCTCCGCACGGGCGAGGGGAATATGTATGTCGAGAGCGACGCAAGCCTTGTGGATTCCCTCGCAAAGCAGATGAATATGTCGGCAGAGCAGAGAAAACTCATGGAAATCTTCCTATCCATGAGCGACGAGAAACGCGATTCTATTTCAAGAGCGTTCTTCGACTTTCTGGACGCCGCACAAACCATCGCCGAAGCTCCCTCCGCTAAAGAAAATCAGCACGCCGCTACGGAAAATCGGCACGCTATTTCCTTGACGGACGAGGAAATCGAAGCCGAGCTTGCCGACTACCGCGCCGAGCTGCTTGCCGAAAGAAAGGCGCGGTCAGCATCCGAAGATGGAAGCTCCGACGTGAGGGAAAAGGCGTAAAAAAATAGCCGTCCGTAGGCGGCAGAAAGGATCCTCTTTATGGATATTGAATTTTCACGTTCCGCAATAAAGTTCATCCAATCCACGGATCGCCCTACGCGCGAACGAGTCAAGTCGGGAATCCTCGGCTTAATCCAGCAACCGCCTATCGGCGATATAAAACTTCTGCAAGGCTGGAAACCGCCCTCATATCGCCTGCGCATCGGAAAATATCGAATCATCTACAGCTATTTGGAGAATAAAAGCGGAGAAACCTACATCTTCATCCGAGACATCGACTCTCGCGGTGGAATCTACAAATAAGGAAGGAGCGATACCATGACTGCACAAGAACAGGAAATCTTGACCATGTACAACACGCTTCCCGAAGCAGAACAAAGCCTCGCCTACGAACTTCTGCGTCGTCTCGTCCTCGCATGGGATCCTGATTTCACAAAACTCACGCCTGCCGAATACGCTCGACTGAAAGAATCCGAACGCGATTTAGAGCAAGGGCATACCGTGAAAATGGATGACATCGACTGGAGCTGATCTCCGCCCGCCGAACGCGCCGAAATGCACCGCTTACTTGACGAAGAAATCGACGCCGAAGAAAAGGCGCAGTCAGCATCCGACGCTGGAAACACGAAAAGGGCATAAAAAAGAGCCGCACCTAGACAGGACGGCAACTGCGACGACATCCGCATCTTGGGCAAAGCCGTCGCGTATCTGCATGATTTGGAGCGTCGAGACTGTTTTAGCACTCAATGAATACCTGATCGTGACAGAGAGGATGCACTGGCTCTGTATGGAGGAAAAACAATATGGAGAAATTAATCGTCAATTTGAGAAACATCGTTGAGACTGCATCAAGCTTTGACTGCTACGCCATAAATACAAAGAAGCACCCTGTTGTCGGGACGAAGATCGACTTATCCAATGAGCAGCTGTCTGAATTCATGAAAGATGCAACCGACTACCTTTGCAACAAGCGATATAATAAGAAGCAACTTGGTTTCTACCCTGTCGCCTCTCCGAAAGACTATATAGAAATACTGTCATGTACGGACGAGCAGATTAAATCTTTTATAGACTCCATCGAAAAGATACCGTTCACGCCGGAACTCAACGCTACCGATCTCAAATACTACAACGCATACTTCATCCTGCTGTATTGCGGCGATCGCAAGCATTTCTTCATCACCAAGAAAAATCTTTTCACCTCATACAAAGCAAAGTACATATACATACCCATAAAAAAGACTTTCCAGCGTCTTTCAGACAAGCTTGTGCATTTGGTAAGGCATTTCGACGCCTTCACCATAGATGATAACTGCTATATCGTTACAGACGACGGGAAATTTCTGCTAGGGTTGGAGCGGGATCTCGTGAAAAAGAGCAATGCTACGAAAAATGAACTCTTTGAGCGGAACATCTTACCCGAAGATGATCAAGATATCGTCGAAGCTTATATGAAAAAATCCGGCAAAGCTAAATGCTTCGCCGGTACGGATGAAAACATTTTACAGGAATTGGGATCCATTGCGCCAGAAAACAAAGACGTCATTGCCAACAAATACAGACTACCGATCAAAAAAGCTCCTGACGGGAATTTCCATATTGATGTAAGCGATGAAGAGAAACTGAAGAATTTTATCGACACTGTCACATGCAGACGTTGCCTCGACTTCAACAATCATGTGGTGGGATGCGCCGCCCCATTCACTCCTCGTCTTTGATGAAAAAATACACGCCCTCGTCTACACAGTTTACGACTCCTCGATTGCTTCCAGTAAAAAATATTCCCTTCCCTGATTTTACAACGATCATTGCTGTTCCAGAATTTTTCCCATCCAAGTCCGACCATTCCCCCTCCAAGACCTTGTATCCCAAAAAATCCAGTAAAGGAGTATACATAAACATCATGTTATTGTTGAAAACAACCAGCAAGACGATTGTGATTACAAACAGCGTCAAAACACTCTGCACACTGTCCCCGACAAAAGACACGAAAGGAAGAATGTAGCAGCTCAACGCTCCGCTGCTGAACAAATCCTTTCTTTTTAGATTTGAAATTTTGCAGGGAACATTCGCTTTGCTGAACGTGCTGGAAAAATAACACCACAAATAAACGGTTGCCACGACGGTCAGAAAAAGAAATGCTACAGAAAAGCTTGCCAGTACCACGTTGCAGACATCCGAGAATAGTGCCCGAGAAAATTGTATCAATGCGATGGGAAGGCATCCGGAAAGAAAAGCGCTACTGTTCAGTACGATTTTCGACGACATATCAACCACCACCTTTGCCTTCAGTATAGCATAGTTTTTATTTTGAAAACAGATGTTTGTTTATACTTTCACGACTACGCTTGTCCGCAACGCCTACAGCAACTAAAAGTCACCGATTTCGGAGACACCAACCGCCTCGAAATCGACACGGTTAAACCCGTCGAAATCGAGGGGTTTAACTTGCACATGCTCAACAGAATATGCTATACTATGGGTGGCAGAATGAAACAGCGATTTTCATGCACTGTATGCGAAACGCCCCCCAAGTCAGCACCTTGGGGGGCGTTTCTATTCCCATATTGCGAGCAGGGCTTAACGCTCAGGCTTGTTGCCATTTGCT